AACTTACACAGGAGATTGAAAAATGGCTATGAAGCCTCGTAAAAAGAAATCCGCTGCCGCTAAGAAGATGCGTGGTGGTGGTATGGTAAAGAAAATGCGCGGTGGTGGCATGGTAAAGAAAATGCGATCAGGCGGTGTTGTTAAAAAGAAAAAAAAGTAGGTACGGATAATGACTACATCCGCCAGTAGGGATTTTGAACTAGACGTTGCCGAGTATGTCGAAGAAGCCTTCGAGCGGTGCGGGTTAGAGGTCCGAACAGGTTACGATCTAAAATCTGCTAAAAGGTCTTTAAATCTTTTGCTGGCGGATTGGGCCAACCGTGGTCTTAACCAGTGGACTATAAAACAAAGATCTCTTGCGTTAGTGACGGGAACGGGAAACTATGAAATTCTTCCTGATGTCATTGATATTCTGTCGGTGATTGTCCGAAGAGGTAATACGGATTACTCCCTAAGTCGGTTAAGCAGAGATGGGTTTTTAACCTTACCTAATAAAACTACTCAAGGTCGTGTAAATCAATTTTTCTTAGATAGACAAATTACACCTAATTTAAAGCTTTGGCCTGTCCCTGAAAATAATACAGATGTTGTTTATTACGACGCCTTAACTCGTATGGACGATGCTGATATTTACACAAATACCATGGAAGTCCCTTTCCGGTTTTACCCCTGTTTAGCCGCGGGGTTAGCTTATTATTTAGCTTTGAAAAAAGCTCCAAATCGTGTGCAAATGCTAAAAGCAGTGTACGAGGAGGAGTTTGATAGAGCCGCAGTAGAGGACAGAGACCGTTCTTCCTTTAATGTTGCCCCTAAATTTGACTATTACAGGGTAGGCTAATGGGTAAGTTTGCTTCAGGTAGGGAAGCGTTAGCAATATCGGACAGATCCGGTTTTCGATACCCCTATCGCTTAATGAAGAAAGAATGGAACGGACTTTTAGTAGGTCCTGACGAATGGGACCCTAAACAGCCACAGCTTGGTCCGTTCCGTAAAGTTGTAGACCCTGAAGCCTTGCAAGACGCTAGACCTGAGACAGGGCTAGAAGAGCAACGGAACATCCAATACGGGTTTGACCCGGTTGGCTTTATGGGTGATGAGTCATTAACGCCTAATCCATTAAGAGCAACGGGCTCTGTCGGAACAGTAACGGTGACTGTATGAGTTTTACTTACGCTTCGTTACAGCAGGCCATTCAGGACTACACAGAAAACAGTGAAACCTCTTTTGTAAATAATTTACCTGTTTTTATTCGACAAGCCGAAGAGAGAATCCTTAAAAACGTTCAATTGAGCTTGTTTCGGAAGAATGTAAGCGGTGTTATGGCTAATGGAAACAGGTTTTTAGCTGCCCCAACCGACTTTTTAGCTCCTTTTTCTTTGGCCTTTATAGATTCTAGCAGTAATCAAACATTTTTAGAGTTTAAAGACCCTGATTTTGTTCAGACCTTTAACCCAAAGGTAGCAACTGTAGGTGATCCAAGGTTTTATGCGGTTTATGACATAAATAACTTTATACTGGGCCCTACACCTGACGGCAATTACAACATAGAGCTTCATTATTTTTATCGACCGGAAAGCCTTACTGCGGGGGCGGCTACGGGTACTACGTGGCTTAGTATAAATGCCGAGATTGCTTTATTGTACGGATGTCTTATGGAGGCGTACATTTACATGAAGGGCGACCCTGATCTTATGGCAACCTACGAAAAACGGTTTGCTGAAGCTATTTCTGGAATGAAAATGCTTGGCGAGTCTAAAGAGGTTACAGACGAGTACCGTACTGGACCCGTTATACGGCCTAAACAATGAGTCGATTAACCGACGCAGGCCAAGAAGAGCTTGCTAACTATATAAGGAGGCTGTAGTCATGGCTTTTACCGGAAACTACATGTGTACCAGCTTTAAAAAAGAATTATTGTACGGTGCCCATGACTTTGACGCTTCTAGCGGAGATACTTTTAAAATTGCGCTTTACACTAATTCCGCTACTCTTACCGCTGCTACAACTGCCTACACTACGTCAGGAGAGGCCACGGGAACTAATTACACATCGGGTGGTAATACCCTTACTCGCATAGATCCAACTTCTGCGGGAACTACAGGATTTACCGAGTTTGTTGACACCGCGTGGTCTAGTGCTAGTTTTACGGCAAGAGGCGCTTTAATCTACAACTCAACACCTAATACAACTTCCATATCTTTGACAAACCCAGCAATTATTGTTTTAGATTTTGGTAGCGACAAGGTGGTTTCATCAGGTAGTTTTACGGTGGTGTTTCCTACCTTCGATGCTACCAATGCGATTATTAGGATAGCCTAATGGCTGACGTAACTCTTACAGCAACAGGCGTAAGCGCTACAGGGTCTCCGGGACAGGCGCTGGTTTACAGCGCTATTGTTCCAAGCCAACAACCTAATTATACTGAAATTACGCCTTAGTTAGTCCAAAAAGTGGACAAACGTGCAGCTTGAGGAATTAAAAGATGCCCAGCACCTATACAGACAACCTCGGGATAGAAAAACCGGCTAACGGGGAGCAAGCCGGTACATGGGGTGATACGGTAAATGAAAACTCAGACATTTTAGACGAGGCCGTTAACGGCGCAATATCTATTACGTTGGGCGCAACAGGCTCAACAGGGTCCCCTAATGCCCTAGCTATTACTGATGGTACATCGTCAACGGGTCGTAACAAGTGGATTGAGTTTGTTGACGGTGGCGATCTTGGGGCTACCGCGTATGTTCAGCTAACCCCTAATAATGCTGAAAAAATATGTTTTATCCGGAATAGTCTTTCTGGCTCTCGTTCCGTCATTATGTTCCAAGGCACTTACAACGCTTCTAGAGACATTGAAATTGTTGCTGGAACAGATGTGGTAGTTAAGTTTGATGGCGGGGGGACCACGGCAACGGTAGTTAATGTCTACAACCGCCTTCAGGTAGCGTCCTTACGCGCCTCCGGTGATCTGGATGTAGACGGCACCACTAATTTAGATGTGGTCGATATTGACGGCGCTACTCAAATAGACGCCGCCGTTACCGTAGGGGTAAACGGAACAGGGTATGACGTTAAGTTTTTTGGAGATACTGCGGGCAGCCACCTGCTTTGGGATCAATCCGCCGATGAGTTAATACTGGCGGGAACTTCGTCGGTTACGGTAGGTGGAGACTTAGATGTAGACGGAACCATAGAGTTTGACAATTTGTCGGGAACTGGTTCTGTCGCTGTTACAGACATAAAAGATGAAGACAACATGGCGTCTGACAGCGCCACTGCAATATCTACCCAGCAAAGCATTAAGGCTTACGTTGATTCAAAAGTAGCTACAGCAGATACGTTAGCCGAGGTATTAGCTAACGGAAACACCACAAGTGGAACGGATATAGTAGCCAGCACCGACGATAAAGTGCAGTTTCGAGACTCGGCTATTTACATAAACTCCAGCGTCGATGGGCAGTTAGATATTGCTGCTGACGGTGAAGTTCAGATAACCACAGCGTTATTAGACCTTAATGCCGCTTCTCAAATAGACGGTGCAGTTACTGTAGGAGTAAACGGGACAGGGTACGACGTTAAGTTTTTTGGCGATACTGCTGGAAACTATATGCTTTGGGATCAATCTGCGGATGATCTGATATTAGCCGGTTCTTCTTCTCTTATTGTAGGAGGGGACTTAGATGTAGACGGTACAATAGATTTTGATGCTCTGTCCGGTACAGGATCGGTAACGGTTACCGACATACTTGATGAAGACAATATGGCATCTAACAGTGCCACTGCTTTATCTACGCAGCAAGCTATTAAAGCCTATGTGGATTCCGGCGGTGTTAGTAACTCGCTAAACAGCACCTTGACCGCAGGTAATACAACTGGCGGAAGAGACATAATAGCTAGTACTACAGATAAGGTGCAGTTTAGAGATAGTGCTATCTACATTAACTCTAGCACTGACGGTCAGCTAGATATCATTGCTGATACAGAAGTGCAGATAGCAGCTACTACAATAGATGTAACCGGAAGTTTAAATGTTGATGGTAGTACCTTCAAAGTCAACGCCACCAACAACCGTGTAGGTATTCTAAATAGTAGTCCAGACGTAACTTTAGACATTGGCACGGCTACCGATGCAGTACACATGCCTAGTGGATCAACCGGACAAAGGCCGGGGTCACCCGCAGCAGGGTATTTCCGATACAACACTACCACTGCGGGGTTTGAAGGATACACCGATGCGTGGGGTGAGATTGGTGGGGGTGGCGCTAACCTTACTACAAACAACTTTACGGGTAATGGTTCAACAACTGGCTTCACTCTGGGTATTAACCCTTCGGTAGAGCAGAACACCTTTGTCTACATAGACGGTGTTTACCAACAAAAGAATACTTACAGCACATCAGGTACAACCCTAACCTTCAGTACAGCGCCTCCTAACGGAACGTCCATTGAAGTCATGTCAATGACGGCTACTAATAGCATCGTTGGTACAGTATCTGACAACGCCATAACCACTGCCAAGATAGCTGACGGCAACGTCACACTGGCTAAAATGGCGGCAAACAGCGTTGATTCGGATCAATATGTAGACGGAAGTATTGATACTGTTCACATAGCAGATAGTCAGATTACTGTTGCTAAAATGGCGGCAAACAGCGTAGATAGCGACCAATA